TAAGAATGTTCTATCACAATCTTCCATGGTCGTAGTATCCGCAACGTCAACAGACTGTGAAACAGACCAATCTGTAATTTGAGCAACTGCTGTGCCGCCTAAAGTTAGAGCGCCACCTTTACCATGATATGAACTTGACATGATTATTACCTCTCTATGTTATAGTGTAATGATGTTCTACATTAAACACCATTCTTAAAGATGCATAAGGAGCACTCTCTCCTACTGCAACTGCCTCAACTCGTGCAAGGCTAATATCTTTTGCGTTTTCACCAACTGTTCTGTCAGTGAGTAGTGCCTTTTCAATTCCTTCAACAACAACATTTCGCTGTGTATCTCTTGACTTGCCACCAACAATTACAACAACTTCAACATCTATTACGCCACGTCTAAGTTTGTCTTGTGTTAAATCTTCTATATCTTCATTTGTGGTTTCAACATATACAGCAGGAAAGGCTGTCTTTGGTAATTCATCTGCAACTATTGGATCTCTTACAACTTTTCCAAGTTTTGGAGAGTTCATAGCCTTCAATAACTTTACCAAGTGTGATACAATATCTTCTCTTGTACTCATCTGTATAGCCTATCCTGTTTGTATTCATTAACTTCACCAGCAGATATAGAACCATCTCCATCGTCATCATACTTGATACCTAAACCAAATTGTATGTCCATTTCTTCTTCAAATCTCTCTTTGTAAAAAGTTATTTGTTCTCTGAATGGGTCACTCTCTGGTCTAAATGTTGATAACTTTTGTAAGATATGATGACTCAATGCTCTATAAACTGTTGCTCTTGTCCATTGACTTTCAACAAGTTTTGTTTTGCTGAAATCTGTTGTGTTGTGGTGATTATTATACCATCTTATTTGTACAAGATTACTAACATCTGTTTCAGCCTTGGCCAATTCATCTGTCCAGTCATCTACACCTTGTTCAAATGCTTCTGGTGCATATTCACGTATGTCTAAGTTTGTGCCAAATGCCATTGTCTATCTCCTGTTTAGTAAGGGCGGTTAGTCCGCCCTTACATATAACGATTATTATGATTCGTTTATGATCAATACAGATCTGTTTGAATCAATCGCACCTATTTCTGCATGAAGACTCGCAACACAGTCTACACCTACTGCCGCTGGTCTTCTAGCAACTTCGATGTCTACGTTTTTCTGCATAGCAATTCTGTATGCATCTGCACCAAATACTGCCGCTTTCACGTTGTGTGATGATAAGCCTGCGTTAGTATCTGTTAAGTGCTGGCTAACAAACATCTGCATACCCGCTAAATTTTGCATATAGCCAGAACGCATTGCTTCATTTTGTAAGTCACCACCCGCGAAGGCGTTTGAACCTACAGAGTTCATGATGTCTGCGTATGCACTTGCCGCTACGATACAGTAAAGTTGACCTGTTTCGCCTGCCGCTCTAATTGTTCCAATCGCTTTGAACAATTCTGCTGTTGTTAGACCACCTGATGCTGTTAACTCTTGCTCAGTTGTGTTGTTAGCAATAATGTTGATTGCTCTTTTATCGAACTCAGCCGCTACTGCTTTACCGAATGAAGTACCGACCTCAGCTGGATCAATTCCACCTAAGTCACGTACAACTGCACGTGCCGCAAATAGTTTTGCTGTGATTGTATTTTTAGTGTCTGTCACTGCTTGTGCTGTGATATCATCAGTTGCCGCAGATCCGCCTGCACCGTCTAAGATATCTGCTGACGCCGCCGCTAACTCAGGAACTCTGACTAGACCACTTGGTGTGTTAACGATTGGTACGATACCACCAGGTAGAAACAGTGAATTCTCTTGAGCCGCATAAACAGTCGCCGCTTTTGCTTCAATACTAAACGCATCTGTGTTTAGTAATGACATTGTGTTATTGTCTTTTAAAGCCGCCATTTTGTTTACCTCTTATTATAATTTGCCCTGTGCTTTCATCTTCTTGTAAAGACTTCTATGCTCAGGGTTTGTCATGTCCATGTTGGACAAGTCAACTTCTGTTGACTTTTGTTGTGTAACGTTTGACTCTGCGCCTGTGCCTACAGGTCCTGCTGACCTGAAGTATTGATTACTTGCTAAGAACTCTTCTGTAAGTTGGTTTATGGTAAAAGGTTCTGCATCATCTGTAAAACGCTCTTTACCATCAGCGTCTACTACTACTGCTTTACCTGTTTCATCTAACTTAACAAAGTTCTTCAACAATGATGCAACATGATCTGGTGCCACTGCATTTGCTTTAGATGCCGCACTTATAAGAGCACCATCAACTTTGATCGCTGTCAACTCATTTCTAAGTTTAGTAATCTCTGCTGTTGATTTCTCTTTTTGTTTGCTTAACACCTTATCAAAGTCTTGACGTTTGATCAGTTGCTCCTCTTCTATTGATTCCTTGAAGGTTCTTAAACTTTCAACCTCTGCTGGATCATAAGAGTATTTGGCTTTTGTCTGTGCCACACGTTTTGCAACAATGTCATCCAACTGTTGTTGGCTGAACATTTTGCTTTCTGTTTCCTGGCTTTGTACCTGAACTTCTGCACCAGTCTCAGTAGTTTCAGTTTTATCTATGATTTGATCTGTCATATCAGTATTCCTTTATGTTTGTATTTATTCATCTTCAATTGGCACCCAGAAATGACGACAGTTATAACCGCCTCTAACCACAAATGGGTCTCCTGGCTCCTTGCCTGGCCAACTTGAATTCCAGATATCATATATTTCATCTTCTGTATATGTCTGGCCTTGGTGCTCTTGACACCAATCTCTACTTGATCTAACAATTCCGCCTTCATATCTGTAACGTTTTACGCCTTGTCTCTTGGCTCTTCCTTTTGTAAATGCACCGTCAAACTGCATGACTGTGTCATTTACTTTCTTACTTGCCAAGTCACGTACACTACTTGTTACATTGACATCATTGAGTCGATCTTTTATTACACGTGTTGCTTCTGCTACTTCTGCCGCTGTCGCTTTACCATCACGTAATAAACCTGTTAATTTTCTTTGTGCCTTCTTTGCCAATGCGTCATCTGTTTCCATAAACACACCGCTTACTCTTGCTCTTGCTGTCTTTACAAGTGCATCAGTTCCAACACCAGCCGCTGTTGCAAGTGTAAGAGCAGTTATAACACCTTCAGCACCATTGCTTACTTCATTTGCTACACTATTACTCATTGCATCACTCAAGGCACTTATCGCAGTTTCATCTTCTACTGTAACTGTACCTTCACCAATTGTATCAAGTGCAATCTCACGTACTGTTTGTGATTCTGCCTTTACACTAGCACTATACTTGTTGAACTCTTGTACTATGCTTGGTCTAAGAGCCTGTATGTTGCCACCGCTTGTACTTACAATTTCTGCAAGTCTGTTTTCTAATGCTTTCAAGTTATCAAAAACACCATCTTGTATATCTTGCATCACCTGATCAATCTTTTCAGCGTGTTGTTTTGGGTCCATTATAATTCATCCACATGGACATAACCTTGGTTACCCAAGTTGATATGTTCTTCTTCCGTGTTTGCAACCACTGTATCACCTGTTTCTTTGTTTGTCATGATGTGTGGTTTGAACCCTTCATTCTGTTCTGTTATCATCAAGTTCGCTTCTTCATCATCTTCAACAACCATATGAATCAATTGTCTATCAATTTCTTTCTGGAACAATGGATTGTTTACACCACTTGCACGAGCCTTAGTCAAAAATTCTAATCTACTATGCTCATCAACAAGATCGAAAGTCTCTGAATATTCAATATCAAACTCTTCTGGTAATACAATGTTTTGCCAGTCAGCCCATATCTTCCACATTTTCTTTTCTGTTTCTCTCAATGTATCTGATATATCTGCTAATCTTGCATTCAATAAGTTTTGTTCTACTTTCAATGCAACACCAGACATTGGTTGTCCACTTTGTGCTTGTACTGCCTGTGTATGAGTCATACGTTTGATACTATCATTTAGATTTTGTATGCTTGATAGTATACCACTAACTGTTGAATTACCAGGTGTTAGCAAGTATGGTTTCAATTGTGGGTCCATATCATTTGACATATGTACAATACCACCTGCACCTGCTGTCGCATCTGTGTCAGGTGTCTTAACAAGTGTTGGGTGTGAACTTATAGATATGTTTTGCATCATCTCTGAATATAAATTATAGATTGCTTTCTGACATGAAGCCACATCTGCAACCAAACTAAAACCAATACCCATAGTCGGACTTGGTAATGGTCTGTGATTTACAAATGGTACATAACCCAATGGGTTTTCATATTCTTCAAAGTTTACGATAGTTTCTGGTTTACCAAAATTATCTTTTGTTATTGTGTATTTGTGTGTATGAGTAGGGTACCAACAAGTTATAACCATAGTTTGATCATTGTTGCTTTCAACAACTTTGATCATTTTCAATTCTTTCTTGCCAGCAATGTTACGTTCATAGTACCAGTCGAGCACGTTAGCCGGACTATACATAGCCGCATATGCTCTTATACCTAATTCAATTTCTTGTGCTTGTGTTTCTACTTTGTATGCAGGCTTATCAATAAGTATCCATTGATTACCCATAACCATAGCATTGTCATTTACAGTTTTCATAAAACTGTTTAGACTCTGTCCTTCTTGATCTGTATCACTTAACCATTCATGTACCAATGGGTGTTCATGCAATAACCCTAAAGTTCTCTGTGGTAAGTTTCTGAACAACATACTTCTATAGATATCAACTGTTGTTGCAACTTGATTATCTAAAGGTGTTTCTTTGATACGTTTGCCATATTGGTCACCAGGCGCATTCTCTTCACCAATATAACGTGTAAGAAATCTACCTTCACGATATTGTTCGCCACCAACAAAACTTCTGTATAGATAGTTAGCCTCGTGTGAGTGCTTTTCATATTGTGGATGAGTGCCCAGTAATTTCTCTAAATCCATCATAATATTATTACTCCTTAAGGGGTTATCCTGTATTTATACACTTTAATAAAGCCCAAAACGTTGTTGTGAAACAGGTTGTTCCACTTTTGGTCTTACAATTGGTGCCAACTTCCATATACCGTAGCCAACTGCATCATTAATATGATCGTAAACCCCTTTCTGCGGTACACGTGTATTCTCTTTGTATACTTGTTTGCTCAAACAACTAATGATGTTCTTGCATTTCTTATCTACTGTGAACTTACCCTGTTGCATTGCAAGATTTACACTAGCAATCCTGTCATCAACCCTTGGGTTAGTTCTATCAACTGCAAGTTCAATACCTGCTTGTCTTAGTATATTATGGTCACTGTTGCGAGAACACGTCTTCATTGCTTGTCCACTCGCATCAGGGTACCCTATAATTCTTTTGTTCTTGTATCTTCTTGTCAATTCTTCTGCCATCTCATAAGTGTTTGATTGTTCCATAAGTATTTCATCATAAAAATGAAAACAACCATCTTTGCTCAAATCAAATATAGTAGCAACAAGTGGTGTAACGTTGAAATCAAGTCCAACTCTTATGACCCTTGTGTCTACTTCTTTGCTCTTTATGTACTCTGGACTCCAGTTGTAATAACATAGTCCACTAAAGTTCACAAAGTTTGCCTCAAATTCTTGTTGAAATGTTTTCTCATCCATTTCACCCTTTGCGGCCTCTACTTCTTCTGGTGTAACATTACCACCTTCAACTGTTGTGAACTGGTAGGAACTCCAGTCTTCTAAGGCGTGAGCCTGCGTCCACAAATCTTTGAACCAGTTACCACCTCTTGGAGTTGATATGAGTAGAGCACCCCCTAACTTATCCGCTAAGGCCGGCCTACAAACCTCCGTCCACATTCTTGATTCAAGCATTGCACATTCGTCCAACACTAAAAAATCCATACTAACACCTCTCATAGCATCTGGGTTATCTGCACTACGCAAATAAATCTTAGTGCCATTCACAAGTGTTATGGTTAGATCACTTATGTTCACTTGTTTGATCCAACGCACTTCTCCCAACTTTTCTACCAATGTATCAAATATAATCTGTTTGACCATTCTGTATGTTGGTGCAATATAAAAGATCTTTTTGTTTGGGTATCTTGCCGCACGTGCGATCTCCCATATTGCTAAAAAACTTTTACCAAATCTACGCCCTGCACTTACACAAGCAAAGCGAGATTTTCTTTCAAATATTTCTTTCTGAGCCGGACTCAGTGGCATTATTTTATTTCTTTCTTGTCTTTCTTAACGGCACCAGTTCCACAGTAGATACCAAAGAAGCCGGCACCTGCTCCAACTACAACACTAACAAAACCTGCTTGTGCTGTTGTAGGGTCTGTCATAGCCATGAACCAAGTTGTTACACTATAGAAAGCATAACAGTACATAAACATCAATAGTCTTGGTATGAATCTCCAATTACCTAATAATTCAGGTATCTCTACTTTTAAAAAATTCCAAGTGTTCTTGATCGCAGTCTTTAATTTATTCATTATATTTCTCCTGCCCGTTGCATCTTACGAATCTTATCTTCTGCCCAGGCTATCGCACTTGGCCCTCCCCAACCTAAAAATGCAAAAAAACCTTTACCAAGTTTTCCGCTATTTTTCTGTGCCAGGTAGTTTGGCTCAGCACGTTTAAGATAACTGTACATCCTAACAATCACATCTGGCGATAGTTCTTTGCCTTGTGCAATCTGTTGTGCTCTTATCTTACCCACCCTTGTGCCCCAACGTTGTGAAGGTGGTACATTTTCATTGTATTCTATAGCACGACTTGCATCTGCCTGCATTTGTTTATTTGGTCTGTACGGCATCTCTTGCTTTCTCTAACGTCTTTCTATCTTGTTGTATCAACACTGGTACTGGTGTACTATGTCCACCATATTGTTTGTGCGAATACAACCATTCTTCGTGTGTTCTCTTCGAATTCAATCTATGATGTATGTTACACAATGTTCTACCACTTGCATTCCTGTGTATCCACATTCTCGCAACATAATCATCAAGAGGTTGTATGTTGTGTTCACCTCTCCAGTCCTGTATGTCTATCTTCTGCTTCTTCCAGTACATCTTACTCCAAGGACATACACCAACTATACTTTCAAAGTATGCGGTCCAATCAATGTTACTTCTTCTTGCCGCCTCTTTTGCCACCACGTTTCTTTTTCTTTTTCATAGCCATTATATCTTATCTCCTATATAACCAACAACAATTGATACCACCATGAGTCCTAATACCCACCATAGCCTGTTGTCTATCTTTTCTACATTCTTTTCCATCTTTGAAACATCACGTTCCAGATGGAAAAGGTGATTGTCTTTCATTGTCTTGATATCTTGTTTTATCTCTTTGATATCTTCTGCATTCTTATCTACTTGACTTGCCATTATTTTGTATCCCATGGTAACACGTTGTTGTCATCAGTGTTTAGATTATTTTCTGATTGACCAAGTGTGTTCTTTCCAAGCCAAATTAGCATGGTTGGATTTCCTTCATCTACTGCTTTACGGTATTGTGCCCTACGCAACTTTACCTTGCCCTGGCTCTTACCATTAGCAATTAGATCAAGGTTTTCTGCTTTCTTGATTACATCAACACTCACACCCATAACATGGGCTATTTCTTGCTGAGTACATTGTATCTCTGCAAGTTTAACTATCATGTCTTTCTGTTCTGATGTAAACTCAATCTTTTTCATTAGTGTAAGTCTACCCAACTACCATTTGCTCTCACTTGTAATTTGTGATCTGTTGTGTTGTAAATTACCATACCATTTTGAATGTTATGCAATGTACCACGTTCTGTTGTTGTGTAACTTGGAAATAGTACTGGCACGTTTGATTTGAATCTCTGTGAGTCAACATCAATCTGACCATTACCATTTGGACTGTCTGAACTTTGATTACCAATAGCACCTTCTGCGTTACCATCATTGTTGGCACCACCGTTGTTGACACTTATCATTTTCATTCTATTGCCAACACCATTTGATTGAAATTCAGCACTCACTCTACCAACAGTTTTTGTTTCTGTATCTGATTCAACTTGATATGTAACACTATTCTGTACATTGTCTTTGATACCGTTACCTGCATTTAGATAACCCTGTAACACATATGTCTGTGAATTGTGTATATCATCTGAAGCACTATCATTCATGTTGGTTAGAACTTTTAGTGTATGCGGTTGACTGTTATCACCTGTGATGTTTGTCTTACCACTTATGTTAACATTGTCTGTGGTTACTGCACCAACTGCCAAGTCAATATCATTTGTACTTGTTAGTATGATGTTGTTCGTACCAGTTGTCTTAAGTTCTAAGTTGTTACCTGATGGTCCTTTGATTTCATTTACATCAACAATATCATTACCATTCAGGTCAAGTTCTTTGCTTAACTGTACCTGATTACCAGCCAATCTAACATATTCAACACCATCAACACCCAGTATGATTCTGTCTGATCTTGTTAGTACTTCTGTGTCAGCACTTGAACCTGGTGCAACGATACTTGCTCTATCACCAACCAATCTGATACGTTTGTTTGATGTTGTATCTGCGTCAATCTCGAATTGATTGCTACCATTGTATGTGATGTCTATCTGTGCCGTATCTGAACTCTTGGTATTCTTCAAGATCAATTTCTGATCATCATTTGGAAATATGGTTAGATCATTTCCACTCTCTGATTGTACTGTCGTACCACTCAATGTGGTTGCCGTCACTGTTGTGATGTTACCATTGGTACCAGCAAGTGTACCACCTGTGATAGTACCTGTGGTTGTGATGTTGTTTGCCTGTGCATCAACTGCACTCTTGATTCTTATGCCACTTGTACCACCTGTGATATCTAATCTCTGACCACTTGCACCAACACTCAATGTGTTTGAGCCAATGGTAACTGTACCAGGCTTTGGTGGTGTACTGCTATCAAAGTTACTAAAGAAACCAATATCTGTTTCTAAATATGTCTTTGAATCATCTGCTAATACCACTGCATTAGAACCATCTGTGCTAACATAAACTTTCTTAGCACTTGTATCCATTGCTATTTCATTTGTCTCTATACTTCCAGCAGGAGAACCACTGCCTCTTTTTGGTTTGATTTTAACACTCATTAATATGTTCCTCCATCAGCATCATAGTTCAAGCCTTCGATATGACTTGCTGTTATTGCACCTTGTGCTCTTGCATTAGTGAAATATAGATTACTTGAGCCTTCTGT